GGCCGAGCTTAACGAAATGGCAAGCTACCTTGATTGCGCTGCTAACGTTGAAGATATCTTGCGAGAAGGATCGCATCTCACGTCGATCGACACGCCGCATATGTCGTATGAATTCTTCTGCAAGTGCGAGGGATTCAAGCCCGGTAGCGAGGCAAGCCGTCTTGCATGGATTCAAGAACATGCGCGATCAGAGAAAGGGCAAAACTAATGCACTACACATTCGCCGAGCTTAACGAAATGGCAAGCTACCTTGATTGCGCTGCTAACGTTGAAGATATCTTGCGAGAAGGATCGCATCTCACGTCGATCGACACGCCGCATATGTCGTATGAATTCTTCTGCAAGTGCGAGCACCTGAAAGAGGGTAGCAAGAATAGCCGGCTTTTATGGATTCTAGAGCACATGCGATCTGATCGGGATCGCTGAGTAAAACAGTAAGGGCGGGGCCATTCGGCCTCGCCCTTACTGTTGTTGTTGGAGAATAACAGTTTAATTATAGCAGTAAAAACATGCAATGCGTTGTGATGTGTATCTCACGAATGCATGTTGCACGGCGCGCGCGGCGCTGCTAAACTATGTTCCGTAAGGCACGGGGCCTTGCAAACAACCGATTGGAGAATAAATCATGGGATTGTTCCTAACTTGGCACAAGCCGGCAATCAAGTTCACAACCGAGGTTCTAGAGGCAACGGATGCCGCGCGCGGCGGCCTCGTAGAGTTCCACATAGAGGAACGTGACGGCCAAATTCGCCCGTCGTTCTTGGTCATTCATCCGACGCTCGGCGTTCATTCCTCAGAGGATACCGAATCATGGCCGATCATTGAGCGTTTTGTACCTCGGAAGCAATGGCCCGTAGAAATGTACGCCGGTAAGGTCAAGGATCGCAATCCTGATCCCGAGATTCTAGCGGCGATCGAGGAATACAAGCGAACGATGCGATAACCAAGAAACAGCCCGCCGGTTTCGGCGGGCTGTTTCTTTTACTTATCGAGTTCGTTCAATCGCTGATAAATCTCGCGGTGCGTATCATGCGCGTGATCGTCGATTGAATCGACTCGGCGCGTGATCTGCAAGAGTTGTTCGCTTTGGTGATCGAGCTGTGCGCCATGTTCGTCGAGCGATCGTTCGATGCGGTTCAACTGATCTTTGACGCTTGAGCCGTGATTTGGTTCGAGCTGTGCGCGGGTCTTTCGGGCGGCTAGCAGAGTTGCTAAGCCGGTTAGGGTTGCTGCAAATCCGCCGAATCCGCCGAAAGCCGTGATAATTTCGGCCGCCGGGGTCATTGGTCAGATAGAGGCGTGTGCGCGAAAGCGGTTGCACTTCCGAGGACAGACGCGGCCAATGCAAGCCATAGCGGGGCGGCGTTCTGATCGATAATTCCGTAAATCGTTAGGATCGGGACAATCGCGGTAACGATTCCATAAAGCCAAGCACGAATTTGAGGCGTGAGCCACGAAATCGGCTGAGGTGTCGCATGTCGGGGCTGTTCACTCACTTTGAGGCTCCAATCTCAATAAGACTGACAAGCTGATCCACGCGCTTGGAAAGCGCTTCGATCGACTGATAAACACGGGCGAAATTCGTTGCGTTCCATGCGGCCTCGTCGAAAATATTCGTACGATCGCCTGTCGGCTTTCCGTCGGCGCCTTTCTTATCTTGGCCGCCGATAATCACCTTTTCGAGCAATTCAAGACGCATATCAATATACGCCAATACGTCATTAACAGTTGCCGAGTGCCCATCGGGGCGAATGATTTGATCGCTGAGCTGCATATCTTCTTCTTCCTGTGAGAGTTGGTTAATGCGGTCGATAAGTTGATGATACCGGCCGGGGCAAGCCGTCGGATAATAATCCGAATGCACAGTTAGTGGCAGATTTCCCCATTCCGAGCGGATACGTCGCACAAGCTCGGCGACGGTAGCGATATCGCCGTCTGAGGCCTCGGGACGGCATTCAATCCCGATCGATCGGCAATTGATATCCCAATTTCCGGCATGATACGCCGTATCATAATCGTGGCAAATTTGAGTGATACGGCCAGCCGAAACAACGTAATGCGCCGAGGTTCCAGAGCCGGGGCCGCGCGTAAAGAAATCGACAACGCTATCGTGTGATTGCCCGTCGGCTCCCCAATGATGGATAACGATTCGATCGGGCGAAAGTCCTTCACGGCCGCGTGTGTAATTCCAACATTGCCGAAATTCGATGTTTGTCATGCTACCCAAACCGCCGATCCGCGGTAGGCGCCGTTATTTTGGATATCAACCGGGCCATAACAGAGCACACGCACTAATCCATTATTCAGGAAGATCGGCATCGGCCAAATACCGGGGCCGAACAAGGTGCCACACATTACCCACTCGCGAGTGTTTGGCACTTTTACAAGATTATTGACGCGATAGATATCGATAATACCGCCCGCGTCCATGTGGAATGAACTACCAGTGCGCACTAGGGAAATGTTCAGGTGGTTTGTGCCGTTAATCGATCGCACCATGCCACCATCAGGGTCATGTCGCCACGCGCCGTCAAAAACGGGCAGTACAACGGCTTTCATTGTTGCGGCCGTGTCGAGGATCGTTGCGGCGTCTTTCGCTACCTGTGGGAAGCTCCGCAAAGGGTCTGAATCGATCGGATAGGGGATTTTCAGAGTTGGTGTCATTGCCGGCATGATAGATACCTTTCTATGCTGATAGCGAGGATGTGATTGCCCATGTGAGCGGCGCGCTTTTATTCCATGATAAACCGGGCGGCGTTTGGTTCCATGCGAGGCCCGCGCCGATCGCTTCCGGCCGAGTTAGGGCCATTTGGATTGACCAGCGTCGTTTGCTGTAAGTATACGTGCCGCCGTCGAGATATGCCGTTAGCGTCGAGGGGACGGCCATCCAACGCGGTAAATCTGTGATGCGGAGTGCGAGGCCCATTCGCCGAGTTGCATCGAGCATCGCGGCGAGTGTTTGCCGGTCGAGGCGTTCGCCGCGTATCGACGTATCGACGGTTAGATTAGGTAGCGTATATGAGCCGGGCAGATGCGAGCGATAGAAAGCGCTGAGAGCGTCTTCGGCATCGCGAGAGTTAATCAGCTCGGTTGAGATGCTGATATCGCGGTAGCCGATCCGGGCGATCGCGTCGTCGTCCTTCACGGTGATTGTCCGATCGGTGAGCGTGCGTTCGCCTTTCTCATTTACGCCCGGTTCTTTCCACGTGAGCCGAGCGATCGTAGCGCTATCCGCATTGTCGCGATCGACTGTGACGCCCGCACGCGGGATGCAAGAGGCGCTAAGCGTCGCCGAGGCGGTTGATGCGGTGATTTTGACTTTTGAGCCGTCGAAAGCGAGGCGGCCAAGAGCAAGGCGCCGTGCCGGGTCTTCAAATCGTAAATATGGCCCGGTGGTGCGGTGCGAGGATGCCCATAACAGCGCACTGGTGCTAGTTGCGGCGGCCGAGAGGATTGATGCGGCCGGTTGGCTGTCTACGTCTTTCCATGCGAGCATACGCGCGGCGGGCGCGGGATCAATCTCAGTGCGAACGGCCGTGCCGAGTTCTTTAATCACGGCGGCGACGCGCTGTGAAAGCGTGTGTGTCGGCCAAGGATTAGAGCCGATACGTCGGTGTGAGAGGTCGGCAAGAATATCGGATGCCGTGATTGTCATGATAGGCCGATTTAGCGTCGTATCGAGGCTAATCGATGTATCGGTAATAGTGCCGGTGAACACGTTTACATCGATTGAGTCGGCTTTCGCGGGCGCGGTGATCGAGGCGTTAGCGAGGCCGATCGTATTGAGCGCGTTCCACGATGCGTTTTCGCGGTTCCACGGCGTTACTTCCGAGTCCCACGATTTGCCTACCGGCTGAGCAATAACGGCCAAACCTACCCAATACCCTGAAAGGCGCGGCGGCGGTATGAAAGGCGCGGCGAGGGTAATCGTAGCCGCGTCGGTAGCGCTTGCGATCGCATCCCCAAGATATGGATAAGCTGAGGGCGATTGATAATAGGCCGGGCGAATCTCTACATATGACGGGGTTTCGCTAAGCGTGATTGTGATTGCGGCGTTCCACGTTTGGCCTTCCGACGCGGTGGGGATCGTATCCCACGCGCCGATAGTTGTCGAGGGCGCGGCGGGCGGTATCACGGCTAGGAATCGATTTGCCCATGCCGGCGGCGTATAACGGCCGGCGGTGAGCGTCGTTCCGTCGATCGAGGCGTTAGCTAGGTCGAGGCTCCGGGCCGTGCCTTCTTTCCAGACTTGCACGCGGCTGTTAATTTCCACGGCGCGGCCGATCGTATACATATCGGCGTAATTCGTCGGGTCTTCAGGAAGCAAGACACGGCATGATGCCGTCGAGGGCGACGGCTGAGATACAGAATCGCGTCGTCCCCATGTGACTTTAACGGTGTCGAGCGCGCCGGCCGGTGTCGATCCGGTTAGCTGATAGCCAGCAATGCTAAGTGTGCAATCGGCAATCATGATACCGTTACCGTCCCCATGCGATATGCCCGCCGTTGCAAGAGGTCTTCGATCTTGCGGGCAGCGTCGTCGGCGTCGAGTACGCCGTTAATCGTGATGTTATACACGGCGCCGTTGAATGCGCTCGGCATGTGATTACTGTTTACGTCGATTGTCGGCGTCGAGGGGATTGATACAAGGTCTTCCATTGCTTCGGCGGCCGGCTTATTCATAAGGTTCAAGCCTTGAATAAAGCCTTCACCCGTAAAGATGCCGAATTGTCGCATCAGCTTCGACGGCGACGCAATACCGAGGAACGATTTAAGACCGTTAATTGCACCTTTAACGATTCCAACAACCGCATCCCACAACATGCCGCCCATATGCTTAATACCGTTGATAAAGCCTTGAATAAGATCGGTACCGGCGTTCCAAAGGTATGAGCCGATATTACCTAGGGCCGAGAGCGCGCGGCCGGGCAAACTTGCTACCGCATCGATTACGCGGCCGCCGGCGTTAGACACGATATTAACAACGGAATTCCATGCATTGCCGAAAAGGTCTTTAATGGCATTTCCGAGGCCGAGCACGATATTTTTAATGTGGTTAAAGGCGCCGCCGAGGATGTCTTTAATAAGGTTCCAAACATTACCGAAAATGTCTTTAACCGAGTTCCAGAGGCCTTGCCAATCGCCGGTAAACAATGCTTTCAGAGCGTTAAAGACGCCGGCAATTACGCCGAATACGTCTGTGACAACCGCGCCGATCGTGCTGAAAATGTTTTGAACCACGGGTGCGAGGTCACGAATCGCGGGCGAAAGCCATTCGACTAGCACGCTAACAAATCCGGTGACAGCTGACCATAGTTCAGAGAGCTTTGTGCCCATCGCCGATAGGTGGGGCATGATGCCGCTGATCGCACTAGATAAGATAGGTTCGATCGCCGAAAAGATTTGACCAACAAAGTTAATCGCGTCGCCGAGGGCACTAACCACGCGCCGGGCGAAAGGAATTGCCATTTCTCCGAGGCCGGTGAGCGATTCGGCGAATTTACCGATAGCGCCGCCGCTGCTTTCCATGAAACTTGAAAGCGAGTAAGAGATAAAGCCGCCGAAATCGCGTAGAGCGGGCATTAGGCTACCTGTCACGACACTCATAACCTTGGTGAGCACTGGAATAAACGCCTCGCCGATATTGGTCGTGAAATTCGTCCATTGCGCCGATAAAATAGCCTGTTGGCCCGCTAATGTATCGGTTTCTTTTGCAAAGTTGCCGTGCGCGTCGGCGGTCTGCTCCATAATCAATGCCAAGGTTGCGGCCTGATTCGCCTCATTCGACAGCGATCCGCCAACCTTCTGAAATCCTAACTCGGCGGCTTTCGCGTCGATCTGAGCCTGTTTAAGGCTTACGCCGTACCGTTCAATCGGGTCACGTTCACCTTTGAGGGCCGAGGATAGCGCGGCGACTGCTTCCGGCGTCGTTCCGCCAAACATTGACGCGAGATCGGCGCCGAGGCCGATCAATTCGTTAGTTTTACCGGCAAGTTGATCCATTGCGGTACCACCGTTTTTAAGCTGTGTTCCGAGGATCGTTGCGAGCTGGTTATATTCGTTTTGCGAGAGGCCCATCGCTTCGGCGGCGCCTTCGGCATATTCATGCATCTGACTAGCGCCGTCCTTGAAAACTGTATTAACAGCGCCTACGGACTGTTCCAGATCGGCCGCTTGCTTAATGCCGGTGACAGCTAATGCGGTGATAGCGCCGCCGGCTAGGGCGGCGCCGGCCAGAGCGACGCCGCCGATCTTTCCGAGGGCGTCGGAAAGATGTCCCGTTGCCTGTTCAGTTTCTTTGAGCCCTTGTTTAGCTTTGCGCGTGTCGGAAAGGACTTTAATTGCGAGAATTGCGGGCTTACCCATTAGTTTTTTGTCCTTCCGTTAAAAGATCGATCGCATAGTCAATAATTAAAGGGTCTTCATTGCGCCAAACATGCATAGGGATGCCGGTTCGTATGGCTAGGGCAACATAAAGTCGTTCTTCGGCTCCATCGTAGGGTTTTCGGCTACGATCTCCGTTGAGACGTCGGCGACTGCTTCGATGAATTCCTCATATGGCATCGTGATTTTGCCGAGGCGCTTCATCGTTGCCCATGCGAGGAAGCCGCCCATCGTTACCTCGTCGCGGTTCGTGTCCCATTCGTTTTGACGCGCGGCGCGTTCGCACTTCAATTTATCGATGTAAAGGATGCGTTCGGGGCCGTAGATCGTGCCGTCGATCATTTCGACAGTAGTCATCGCTTTATTCATTGGTCGGTTCCTTTCCGAGGCCTTCGATTTTATCTAGGATTTTTTGCACTTCGCTCCGATAATACGCTGTCCATTCGGGTTCAGAGGCTTGCGCGGCCTCGCTAATCCACGGGCGGGCGGCGAAAGGCGCTGAATGTTTATGGGCATAATCAGAGCGTTTTGAGGGAAATATCTTGCGTCCCCAATGGATCGCGTTCGCATAGGGGACAACCTTTGAGCCGGCCATAACGCGAACACTTGTGCGAGTGGGAAAGTATCGCAACGTTTCGTAGAGTCGGCGCGTGCGGCCGGGTGGGGCCTTGCGCGTGCCGCGCGGTGTCTTCGGCCGGGCCGCATGAAAGATAATATGTCCGATTTCTCGGTGTATATCTTTCATCTCATTGAGATCGCCTTCGGCTTTCTTCAATTGCCGGCGCAATTCGCGTGCGCCTTGGACTTCGACAACCGCGCGGCGCGATGAGCCTTTTGCCATAAGGCTAACGCTCCGTGATTTCGGGCTTTCCGACGCACTCGAAATCGAAAGACGTTGTGTTTTCCTTCTTAGGATCGCCGCCAACCTTCACGGGCGCGATCGTGCACTTGCCCTTAAAGATCATGGGGGAATCGTTTCGAGGTCGGAATTCAAACGGTACGAGTTCGCCGGCGTGCTTCAGGCACCAGTTAATGAGCGAGGTAGAGCCGTATTCCTGATAGAATTCGCCGCTGATCTTACCTTCCCATGTGCCCTCGGGTTGGTGTACTGATCCGTCGAGCATTTCAACCGGGCTGTCCTTCTTCAATTCCGGCGAATATTCGACTTTAAGCACGCGGCTAGAGAATTCCATCTCAGAGCCGACGCCGCCAAATTTAAGTGTGCCGGGGCCAAGGGACTGAGCGACGGGGGAAGCGGCGGGCGACGGGTTTTCGGTTCCCATGATGTGTGTTCCTTACTGGTTATAAATGCGGGTGATGGTGACAGAGTAGGCGGCGGCCGTAGCCGATTGTGCGCCGTCCCATTGCACGGGGTCGGCGTCTTCGATCAGATTAAGCGAGTCGAGGACGGTTAGCATGTTGTCTAGCGCGTTCCACGATGCGTTTTGATCGGCGACGGGCGCGCCAATGACGGCGATTTCAAATCGTAGTGTGTAGGTTGGCACTGTCGTTTCGATCAGCTTCGGCGGCGGAATGAAAATGCAAGGGGTACCGGCCAAGAGCTGAGGGGAAACGGTTTCGAGATCGATCGTGACATGCACGCCGGGCAAATGCTCGGCGATAGTCTGAGCGAGTTCAATTGACGCGCCGCGCGTTAGAATCATGCGATCGCCGGGCCTAGGAAAGGTGCGAGGATCGGCCGCGCGGGTGCGAGGGGATCGCGGTTAATTCGCATCGGTGAGCCTCCTACCTCGCTTTCATCGAATCCGGCGATACCGTTTCGAGCGGTGCGCCGGTGATAGAGGTCGGCGGCCACTTCAAGAGCGGCGCGCGTGAGTACGCTTTCGGGAATGCCGCGCGTGCTACCGATAAAGTGTTCAACTAAATCGACAGCTTCGGCGGCGCATTCATTCACGAAAAGGGTTTTAGGTGGGTCTTGGACAGCGCCAAGGCCGATAAACGGCGCGAGGCGCTGTCCAACGATCGTTGCGTCCATGATTACGCGGTGACCTTCAGAGGAACAAGGCCGTAGGGGATTTCAGTTGCGAAAGCCGCGTAATAGTAGACAGAGAATGCGCCGGTCAAATCGAGCACATTCGTGTCTTGCAAAGAGGCGACGGGGGAAGCGTAGGTGCGAATTGCGTCGGCGGTGTAGAAAGCGCCGGCAACCGACGTCCCCATCTTAGCCGCCGAGAGGCCGTTTGCCATAATGACCTTAAGCCCGTCAAGGTCGGCATATCGGCCAGATGCCGAGATCGTGCCAATGTTGTTTGCGCCAACGTTTCCGGCGACGGTAAACAACGGGCGCCCCGACTTGTCAGTAAGCCCGGCGATCGCCTGATACGTAGCGCGATCAACAATCAGGCCGTCGGCTTGCATCGCGTTGTCTTCGTAGCGCGCGTGCGCGTCGAGCAACATTGCGAGGACGTCAGCCCATCCCCATGTAGCGAGCGACTTCGTGTAGGAGATCGCCTTCGCTTCCTGAGTCTTTACGGCGTTCATAAAGTGATTGACGAAATCGGCGGCGAGCTGCTTACCGGCGGCGAGGGCGAGGCCTCGCAATTGAAGATCGAGGATATTCGCGGGCGATCGGTCGATCGCCTGTCGGCTAATGGTCGTTGCGCCGCCGTATGTCTTCACGCGCGCGGCCTGAATCATTTCGGTGGTGATAGCGCCGGTAGGAAGCGCCGCGCCTTCGGCCGTCTGCTCGGTGACAGTGATCGTGTTTTCCTTCAACTGAGTGTATTCGAGTACGTTGCCGGTGGGGGGCAGTGTTCCGGTCGAAAAGAGCTGCATCAGGGGGTTAGCGACGCTGATAATGCGGGTGAGATCGCCGATAAAGTTCGGGATCGAATACGAGGCATCGGCGGTGGTGGTGACGGCGGGCGCGGCGCGTAGCGCGTAATTTTCGAGGGCGGCGCGCGCGTTTTCGTCGTTCGCGGCGGCGGTGATAAGCTGTCCGGCCGATCGGGTTTCGACGGCGGCGGCGGCCGGGTCCGTGGTGACGGTTTCGAGGGCGGCGAGGCGCGCGGCGAGAGGCTGAATAGCCTCGCTTAGGAATTCGTCGATCTGTGCGCGGGTGATGGTGCTGTCGGCCATTTCGTGATTTTCCTTTACTTGGGTGTGGTGGTGGTTTTGTCGAATCAGGGTGATCTGTGCATCGTCATATGCGGGAATCGGGACTAGCGAAATCTCACGCAAATCGATTTTAGTTTGTGTGCGCGTAATGCCGTCGTGCGTCTCCACGTCTTGCCATTCACGCTCAAAAAATCCGATCGAGAGTGAGGTGATCGCTCCGTCGGCTACGAGGGTTGCGGCGTCGCGGCCTTGCGCGGTGTCGGAAATTCGGGCGGTGATTTCGAGTCCGTCGGCCGTGTCTTTCATGTCGGTGACAACGCCGATTGGTTCGCTGTGTCGGTAAAAGAGCGAGGGCCGCGCGGCGAGGTCGATTGCGCCACGTGCGATAATTTCATTAAAGCCATACACAATTTCGGTTGGCGTGTCATAGGGGACAGCGAGGCCGGTGAGCGTGCGGCCGTCGCCACCGGCCGTTGCTCGTACCTTGTATTGCCGTGTTTCAAGTTTCATTTTGAGTCTTCCTTCGATGCGGTTTCGGGTAGCGGCGGGCGCCCTTCGAGGGCACGCACCTCATTGATAGTCAAGAATCCCTGTGTGAGCGCGGTTGCATACGAGGCATAACGCGTCGAGGTATCCGAGCGCAAAAGTCCTTCAAGATTGAATTTAGCTTGCTGACCACGCACGAGCATTTCGCTGAGAGCGTCTTCGAGAGGCTTTAGATATTGCATGAGCGTGAAACGGGTGAAAGATAGCCAGTCTTGTTCAATATTTGAGTAAGACATTGAGCCGCCAGAGGGCGACGCGAGCATAAGCGTTGAGGGAATTCCGAAAAGGCGGGCGATCTGCAAGATTGAAAATTCTTGCGCTTCGATCCATTGCGCTTCTTTCGGGCTAATGCCGAGGTGCTGATAAGTGAATCCGCTAAGGACTTTAATTCGGGACGGGTTAGCATCGTCGGGAATCCGATTGCCGTTTTCATCGATCCCATTCCACGCATTGCGAGCTGCTTTTACGGCCGCCGGCGTTAGCGTCGTTTGGCTAGAGAGGATACCGGTCGGTGCGCCGGTTCCGTCAAACCATTGTGCGGCGAAATCGCGTGTTTGCCGGGCGCCTTCTAAGTCCATCCGGGCGGCTTGGATCGGGCCAAGGCCGAGAGGTTCCGAAACGGTAAGCGGTTGCAAGTGCGCGTGTAGGACGTCGTTAGCGGTGAGCGTAGCGCCTTCCACGCCAAAGACTAGCGCGTGAGTCGTGGGATTGACAGTAACAAAAACGAATGCCGGGTTTAGAGGCCGTAATGCGGTGATTTTGCCGTCGCGATCGCGTTCAATCCGAGCGTATGCATTTCCATGCATAGCTAGAGATGTTGTCATGTGAGTGATCCACGTCGAGCGGGTCATGCGAGGATCGAGGATCGAGATCGGCGCCGGGGTTGGTGTGATCTGTTCGCCGCCGCGTTCTACGGTAATAGGAAGCTGTGCGGCGGCGGTCGTAATGACTTGAATCGCACGATATACGGCGGTTAGGCCGCGCGCGTCTGCAAGCGCGGCGCCGCGCGCCGGTGGGAATAGCGCGGGATGCGCCGCCGAGGGGACGGCCGCCCGGCTAATGCCGATCGCTTCTAATGCGCGGTCTAAAAATGCCATGTGGTTAGTCTTACCGAAATTCGATCGTTGGTCTACTCACGCGCCGGGTCGATAGCGTCTAATAACCGCCGCTGTCATGCGGCGACGGTAGGCATTGCGGGCGCGTGCTGAGCACCATAGAGAGCAACCGACGCGGCGATAAGCGCGGCGATCGGCGCGGGTGATCGATCGCGGTCGAAACGCTGCGTGCCGTTGTATTCGCGGGTAGCGACGTTTCCGATTGCATCGCGTAGAGGTTGCGATCCGTCATGCTTCAAATTCTTGGTTTCGAGAATTGTTCGTAGAAAATTCGCGTCGGCTACTGTTCGTTCTGTCATTGAGAGCATTTCGAGCGATGCGGGCGTGAAATCGTCGCGTGCATTGAGAGCATCGGTTACGGCGCGCGTAGGCCCGCCGTCATCGGCTACGAAAGCCGCGCCGGGATAACGGCGACTCATTGCGGATAGGTACGGCGCGATCCATGCCGTGCCCGGCGCCTGTCGAAGGATACGCACGCACGGTGTTCCGTCGAGGTCAATCCATGATGCGGCGATCGCTCCGCATTCGCCTAGGGCGCCCGCTTCATAAGAGATCGTGCAATCGTTCAGATCGGGCACGGCCAATGGCTCCGCTTCGAGGTGATCGAAATCTTCGATCGGGATTAGAGGATTATCCGAGGACACCACGATATTCATATATGCCCGCATCCACTCACCATACGGCAAGCCCATCGAGCTAATTAACGCATCCTCGGTAATCGTATTGCCTAGTGCCGGGTGGAATTGCCACCATGTTTCGGGCGCGTAGGGGTCGAGGTCTTCGGGCATTGAGAATTCGACATACAAGAGCGCGGGATCAGAGCCGCTTAAACCGTCGTTAATGATGCCGTTCATAAATTCGCTTTTAGCGGTGCCCTTGGTCGAGATCATCCATATTTGAGATTCTTCTTTAATGGTGATCTGAGAGGGGACAATTGCGCCAAGCAACGCATCTCCGAGGTCTTTCGAGTGCTTCCAAATTTCGTCAAGAGTGACTAAGTGCGGGTGCTCACCGTGCACGGCCGAGAAAGTCGGCGAAAATCGAGCTAGTTCACTGCCATTTTCATTGAGGGTAATGCCTTCTGAGCCGTTTGCGCGGCGCGGCGTGGTTAGCTCGGCTAAATCAGATTGCGCGATCCGTTTCATCATCGCGAGCATCTGAATTCGGGCGTCGGCGCCGGTCTGTGCCGTATAGAGCGATCGCGAGGCCGGGCGAATCATGAGCGAGTGCAATTGCTTCGGCAAGATTAGGTGCGTCTTTCCAGACTGTCGAGGAACGGAAATCAGCACTTTTGAGTACTTATAGCCACGTACTAATTTCCCTTGTGCGTTTTCGACGGGTCGATACTGCGTTGCTCGGTTAATGACCATGCGTTGCCACGGTTGCAAGTATCCGCCGAGTAGCCGGGCGATGCGGGCGACTTCCGCGCCTTCGTTGAAAGGGTATGCGGGATCCATCGGCGGGCAGAATTTCGGCGCGGGAAGATGCACAAACGGGTTAGGCATTAGAGATCGGCGCCTTCGTCTGCTTCGCCCATTACCACATGCAAGACTGCATCTAGTTTGCCGGTCTGTGTGGTGCCCATTGCACCAGTAATAGAGTCTAGGGCCTTCTGCAATGCCTCGAATACTTTCATTCGGGCATAGCGCTTTTCATTTGGATCGACATTGTCAGCTTCTAGAGCCAGTTGCAGTGCCATTGCGGTATGCCCGGCGAGCATAACGGCGCGCGCGGGGTCTTGATTCACTACTTCGATTAGCTTAGTCACGCCCGCGTGAATCATTCCGGGCTTAAATTCTGGCTTTTGAGCCGTATTTTCAGTTTCTTCGGCTTTTACGTCGAAATCCTTGAAAATATAGGGGTCTAATGCAACGTCTTGAAAGGTCATTATTGTTGTCTTTGCTTGGTTTTGTTTATCCCCACGGGTTTTTTATCTGAACCCTCGGGGATATATCCACCTGTGGGGGCGACAAGTGGGGCGGGGGGTGTCGGTCAGGAAAAACGATGTGTCATTGACTGCTAGTGAACCATGCTAAGCCGTCGTAAACGGGCACTGACTTCTTATCGATTGCCTTATCCTGTCGGCTAAGGTTGCACCATTTGTGGGCAAGTGCAAGGTTATCGCGTGTCGATGTTCCACCTTGGGACGCCGGTATCAAGTGATCTAGCGTCGCATCTTCACGGCGCACATGTAGCTTGCAGATGTGACACGTCGCCGCTTCTTCTTGATAGATACGATCCGTGAGTTCTTTACGCTGTGCGCCACTCATAGAACGGTATTCGTCGTGATACTGACTCATTGCCCGCCTAAACCTGTCTGCTTCAATGCCCATACCCGAAACGCAACGATCGGATACACAACAGTCTTGCCAATCTTGACATACGGCGGGCCGCCGCCGCGTGATCTAAGCATTGCAAGCGCCGCGCGTGTAGTCCCTAGCTGATCTGCCATTTCGTCGATTGAGAAACATTCCCGAGTGACTGGCATCGAGATAACCGTTTTCATTCTTCAATCTCCCCATCTAGGTTAATGAACACTAAGAGGTGCAAGAGCTGATCGGCAATGCCTTCGAGCGTCGCCCTGATCTTCAATTGCGCTGCACTACACGAATAAGGCGACGCTGGTATTTCATCGAGGGTATCGCCCGTCGCATCGAGAATCGATTTAACCGCCGTCTTAATAAGCGCCTTACTCATAGCCGAGCACCTTCGATTGCGAGCATCTGAGATTCGGCTAAGAGCTTTTGCAAGCGCTCGGTGCTGATAGTTCCAAAGTCTAGAATTTCCTGAGCGATTGGATCGCGATCGGCGATTAAATACCAATCAGTGCGCTGGTCTGGATAGCGTTTTGCCATGTACGCTTGGAATGTGATTCGCTTGGTCATTGGTGTGTCTTTCGATTCGACAGCGCGTGCGCTGTGTGCTGATTCTTTTGGATTGATAGAGACATTGAGAGCGCGCTTCCGCGCGCTGCGGGAAGCACTCTCGGTAGAGGTGAGGCATGGCATCATGTCCGGTCGGCGATAACCGCGCTGAGAATAGGGCTTAATTCTGAGCAAACGCAACTTAGCGAGGCGGGCACGGGTACGCGCGGCGCGTAGAGGCAAAATAGCTTCGTCATATTCGACGCGGGCATCATTAACGAGCTTTACGAGCGTCTTTTTATTGAGCTTCATTGATCCGGGTTGCGGCTTACCTTCTTCGATCCATCCGCGAGACCACGAGAGCAATTCGAGGTCTTCTAGGATCGGTAGCCAGCGGCGCACATGCCGTTCGCTGTATCCGGCGCGATCGGCAAGTTGTGCCGCTGTAATCGTCATATAGCCGCGCTGATCTGTCTTTAACGATCGCATCGTGCCGGCAAGAGTTTCGAGCAAAGAGCGAGCGCATCGATTTTCGGCACCGCGTAAAATTCCCCAACCGGCGCGGCGCAAAGCGTCGATAAGCTGATAAGCGGTCTGACCGGCATTAGTCATTGATAGAGTCCTTACACGGGAGCATTCCGACGCCGAAAACTAAATATCGCTGGTCGGAAAGTGCTGTACGAATTTGGTCAAATGCAAGGTTAGCGTTTTCGGTATTGCCCATAAATTTACCGTTAAACAGAGCTTGCTTTAAGCGTAGCAAGGTCTGTAATTCGTCAATCGTATTGAATACAAATTCGGCTTGGGCATCGTCTTCGATGTCGATCATCGGTTTAGCTCCTTAGTCAATTCTGATTCTCCGATAATACGCCGTCCATCTCGCATAAATTGCTCCAGCGGTTCGCGTGCAAATGTGAGCGCATTACAAGCGTCTTTGGTATCTGGAAAGAGATACGGCAATCGGTGTCGTGCTATCGCTAGTTCATAATCAGCTCGTGCGATCGCGTTGAGAACGTAATTTAGTTGCCGAGTGTTCTTAATGTTATTTAGTGGCGTTGTCATCGGTTCATCTCCTTATTGAGTTCTGAACCATACCAAAGCATCGAAACAAAGAACGTGGCGAAATGTGGCCACGTCATTGTATAGCCGGCGATGTGAAAAGACGCGATTAAGACAGATACGAGGATCGCTAGGAACGTAATCGAGGAAACGAATAGAGGTTTATTGATTTTCATTGTCATTCTCCTATCTGGATAGCTTGCCTACCTAGTATAAGCGATAACGCTTGATCTCCGCAATTAACCTTCGCATGTGATGTGTATCATACCTAGGCATGTTGCACGGCGCGCGCGGCGCTGCTAAACTATGTTCCGTAAGGCATGGGGCCTTGCGACACACGATTGGAGAATGACCAATGCCACGATACACATTCAGTGGTTACACATTGGCCGAGCTTAACGAAATGGCAAGCTACCTTGATTGCGCTGCTAACGTTGAAGATATCTTGCGAGAAGGATCGCATCTCACGTCGATCGACACGCCGCATATGTCGTATGAATTCTTCTGCAAGTGCGAGGGATTCAAGCCCGGTAGCGAGGCAAGCCGTCTTGCATGGATTCAAGAACATGCGCGATCAGAGAAAGGGCAAAACTAATGCACTACACATTCGCCGAGCTTAACGAAATGGCAAGCTACCTTGATTGCGCTGCTAACGTTGAAGATATCTTGCGAGAAGGATCGCATCTCACGTCGATCGACACGCCGC